CAACTGCAGGAACTGCAAGAACGTGAAGCCACTGACTGAATCAAACGGCGCCGTGTGGTTCTGCAAACGCAAGCAGCAGTCGTTGTCGCTCGATGCTCAAAGAGAAGGCTGCAAGGACCACTTGTGGATACCAGAGCTTGTGAATGCAAACCATCTACCGGGCAAAAGCACAGAGGATTCTGTGGCTTATCAGGTTGGGATCATGGAGTTCTACAACTCAACGTCTGAGGTGACAGGTGAGTATCACTACAGCAGCGTAGAGATGCGTGAACTATCTAAGGCAGACTTTGAAGCGGGCTTGATGATGACCGGCGAGAGCGTGAGGCGTGAGTTTCCTGGCAGCTATCTTGAGAATGTTGATGAGCGCAAGATGCCGTTTTGACAGAAATTCTTTTGTCTACCCTTTCTAAGATTCTGTCATTTCAACTACCACTCTCGTGGGTCTTTGACGATCAGTATCTTGAGGCCGGGGTAGAGGGCTTCGACAAGCTTCTTCTTGAGCGTGAACACTTGAGTAATGATCCCCTTGGTGTCCTCTACTACCACCTCGCCATCGCGCTTGTATCGAAAGTCCGCAACGTATGAACAGATCTTTTTGTCTTCACCTTCAACGGTGATCACGCACGGAAAGTCTACTTGGACTTCAAGATCAGTGATCTCACCAGCTTCTTCATGACGCTTGAGTATCTTGTATCGAGCAGCCTCAAGCTTGGAGTCAAACACGATCCCATCGTATTCAACTCTCTTTGCAAAGTACTTGCTCTTCTTCGGGGCTCGCTTGGGGATCACGTTAGCTTCCGCCTAGTAGCTTCTCTTCTTCTTGTTGGCGTAGGAACTGTGCAGCGCGATTAAACAGCGATGGAAGCTGAGGCGCAACAGGTGGCGTAGGCGCTGTGCTGGGCTGTGCGGGCGCTGTTTGAGGCGCAGGCTGTGGTTGTGGTGCAGGTTGCAAGGCTTCCGCTCTAGCAGCTTGTGCTTCTGCTTCAGCCTGTGGTCTAAATGGAGCACCTTGGAACTTTCCGAATTGCTCTCCAAGTGCACCAAAATCTAGTGGATTAGAGAGCTTATCTTCATTTCCTCTCAGAGCGAGCGATATAGTCTCTTTGCTTGGGAAGAATGCGTTGAATCTGCCTGACATGACCATGCCAAGGTTTGGTGTTTTGGCTTCTCTTAAAGGTCTGATGATTTCATCTGTCGATAAACCAAGAGTCTTTGCATCTTCAATAGCCATATTTAAATCACGCAACGCCTTAAACCTCTGCTCGTTTGCAGTGATAAATGCTTTTGTTGTTGTTTCAGCGTCAACATTTCCACGTTGTTTCGCAACTTGATTGAAAATGCCAGCGGCATCACGCACATTTCTTGCGGCTTCAAGGGCGCGATAATACAAAACCCTTTCAGTACGAGGCTTGATACTTTTTACCCCGGTTAAAGCTTCCGTAAATTCTTGTGCTGGATCTAGTCGATAACCTTGCCTGTTCACGCCAAGCTTCTCGTTTCCTGTTACGACAGAGGCAACTGCTTTTGGTAAGTCTCTCATCCTAACGTCTAGATAACCCGGTGCTATTGAGTCTGCAGATGTGGTGACATCAACAGGAAGAAAGCCTGGTGTGATGCCGTCTGCAAGGTGAGCAAAACTTTTACCAAGCTTCATGCCTAGCGGGTCAGTCTCATTGTAGATTGGACGATTAAAGGTGGTTCTGTTTCTAGTCAAGTCAAATAGCTTTTCTGTGATAATCGACTCACTCATGAACGGTGAAAAGAACTCACCTGTTGATTCAGTCGCTGCATTCAAAGCTATCTTGCTGAGCTCCTCTTCTTTTGTGATGCCATTGTTCACTGCGTTGAACACCGCAGCAGCTGGTCGCCCCACATAATCATAAGGATTGGTGTAGGAGAAGTTGTAGAAGTCAGTGACCTTGCCATTTTTATCCGTGGCTAAAGGTATGAGCGTTGAGTTTCTATCCCACTCTGCAGCCATGGAGCGTTTGTAAGCATCAATCTGGTCTTGATCGGCGCCGGTCAGTAAAGTTCCTGCTGTGACCAGAGATGCTGGTATGGCCGCATTTACCGATATAATTCCAGTCAATCGCTTCATGCCTATCTCACGAAGCTCTGGCGATTCGCTACCAAGCTCTTTGATGCTGCGCCCAAGAATATTGCCTGTTGTTCTGATCATCTCAGCAGGAAAAGCAACGAAGTTACCAAAGGGTAACTGACGCAAACGCTTGATAGCTTCTGGAACACGAGCATAGTTAGGGACTGTATCCTTAACTATTTCAGCAGCTTCTCTCTTCATAGCGACTTGAAGTTGCTCTGGCGTTAGCTCAGATGGCCTTATGACTGGTCCAAACTCTGTGAAGTTTCTGGGATCAGAGACAGGCAGAGCGGTGTTTGGGTTCTTGGAAAATATTCTTTCAAGACGGCCAAGTTCCATCTCAAAGCTGTAGGTCTTCCATACATCATCAGAAGCTTGGTAGAGCTTTGCGGCAAAACTGTTTTGTAAGCTTTGAGTTCTTTTAAATAGTCTTTTCCCTACGCCAGAGCCAAGGCCAGTGCCTTCTGCCGCATCATTGAGCAGTGACTCAAACTCTCCAATCTTGGCGTTAGTATTGATTACGCCTAGTTCAACGAGTTCGTTATAGTACTCTTGCCTGTCGGCCAAGGTAGTGTTTGCTTTACCAGGACCCGTTAGTCTCTGGTTAAGATTGCTGAATATGGTTGAAACGGAGTTAGCGAGTGACTTTCCACCGCCCACGTTGCCATTTGCAAGAGCAAAGAAGCCAGCGGTTGTTGCGTTCCTGATCTGTGTGATTGGGCTGTAAACAGTCTTAGCTATTTGCGAAAGACCCTTGACTCCAAGGAATGTGGAGTAAAGAGGTATGCCGCCCTTGGAAAGATCAAATATATCAGCACCGCCCTCTAACGCAGCTTTGTATTCATTCTTTACATACTTTCCTGCGAGAGGCCCAAATCTAGCTCTTTGAGCATCTGTTATTTCGCCAAGGGGGTTGCCTGCTTCTGCACCTATTCTTGAATATTCGCCAAGGCGAGCGTTTGGTGGGATCGTATCAAGTATAAATTTTGCGTCATCTGAGAGCTTGTTGTTGTAACGCATTAAGTTTTTGTAGTATTCGTCCTTGGCGATGTGTTTTGACATGACATCAACTGTTTCAACCATCTTGGTTCGTAGGCCAAGCTCTTGTTCTGCCACATCTCTGGTTCTTATCAAGCCAGGCTCAACCCGGCCAATCACATCTTTTGCGCCTGTATATTCACCCAAGAAATCTCTAACAGCAGGAAGGTTATCTAACTTTCTGTCTTTCAACATACCTTGAGAAACACCTTTCAAGGTAGGTATATCAGCAACGTCTTTAGGTCTCATTTGAGCGTTGTTGAAGTTGCCCTGAATCATGGTGTTTAAAAGCTCTCTAGCTTCAGATTCATTTAACTTAGATGCTTGATCTAAACCTTCGCTGGATTTTACTAATTCTTTAACAGCGAGATCAGTTTGCTCTGCTGTAGGAGAATAGTTTGCGTCTTTCAGTGCGCGATAAAGACGTATACCGTAAAAAGTTTTATTGTCTTCTATGGTCTTGGTGAGTGCATTCTTTGCCTCTTTTCCATGAAGGCCGTCTTCTAGAATATCTGTAACAGAATCACTCAAACTATCAATTTGTTTTCTGAGGTCACTAGCTCCTTGAAACAGACTTAGATCTTTTCTATTGCCAAACAAGGTTTTAGGCGTGTTCTGAGCAATGATTTGATCTATTTCTTTCAGCTTCTTCTCTGCGTTTAGTTGCACTGCTTTTCTTTTCACGCCAGGTTTCATATCAGTGGTGTTTGCAAATAGAAAATCGTTCAACGTATCGAGCACTTGTGACTTGTCCTGATCGTTAAACAAGCCTTCGTTCTTGTTGACGAAGTTCAGCGCGTTTTCCATCTTTTCAACAGCTTGCCTAGCAGCAGAGTTTTGAGCAGATATTTGAGTTAAACGCATTTCGTCGTATTGTTTGGTAAACCTGTCAGGCAAACTACCTTGTTGAGTTAAGAACCTGCGTCCCACCTTCCCTAAACGTTCTAAGTTTTTTTGTATGAACGTAGGGTCTTCAAGGTCAGGCTTTACACCGACTGAACTAAATGGTGTCTCTGGATCACGAATGGCTCTTGCAGCCTCTTTGGCAAAGTCAGTTCTGCCTATGGCCTCAATGCCTGCGCCCACAGACTTGGCTCCAAGCGTAGCGATGGCAGGAACGCCAAGAACAATAGCCGCACCCTCCGCGCCTACACGCAGACGATTGGAGAGATTGGCTGCAGCCCGCTCAGCGCCGTCTAAGTCAGAGGTGTCTATTCTTTTGGTAGGACCAGCGTCAAAAAAGTCGCCAAGCGTTTCAACATCAGGCGTAGTCGCTGCTATGTCTGCAGCAACTGTGGCGGCTATTTTGCCTGGAGCAGTAAGTGCTTTTGCTGCTTTGACTGCTGCGCCACCGGGGGCAGCAAACTGAGCGATAAATCTTGCCGCTTTGCCAAGCTCAGTTGATGTCTCAGGTTTATATTTAGCGAAGAAGTTCCGTATCTGCTGAGCATCTTCTTCAGATCCAGCAAGTTCAAAGGGTAACGTAGATATGCCTTCAGCTGCGCTAACAAGACCGGCACCTACCCCGCGAAGCACATCTCCTGTTGCAGATATGTCCTCTTCGCCTAGCTGTGCGCCACGCTCAATTGGTGGGTTCTCAGCAGCCCATTCAGCAGCTCTGCGTGCAGCATACTCTGGATCATTGGTGCGAACATTTACCGTTCTCCCGCTTCCATCGGGCACTGCCACTATCATTAGTCAAGATCGGCAGAAGGTTGCTGAGATTTATCAGTTATACCAAAAGTCTTCTTGTCCTCATCAGTTAATTCATAACCAGACAACGTAGCGAATCTTAGAATATCTTCTGGGCTTGTCCTACCAGATGCTTGTCCCACCTGAAAGAGAGATATGAATTGTTCTCTAGGACTTTCTCCACCAGACAATCTATCAATTATCTCTTTGGGAGATAGATCGGTAGTCTCTCTCAAGAACTCGTAATTACGCATTAGCGCGGTATCGTCTTCTCTTTGCGCTTCGAGTTGTTTGTATTCTTCTTGACCTATAACAAAATCGCTAAAGAAGTTTCGAGGTACAAAGCCTTCTGATGGTTGAGCGGCTTTTGCTAAGGCATAACGCACGCTTGGATCTTGAAGCCTTTCAACTACGTTTCCACCTATGCCTTTAAGCATGTCAAGAAAGGTTTTAGGCACCTCTTTATCTGTATTGTCATCAGTGATTACAGGCTCTGGAGTTTTTGGAGGAGGCTCATCAACATTTTCGCTAATAAGTGCGGGCGTACCTAGACCTAACGCAGCTATTCCTGCGGCAGCAGATTTTTTAGGATTACGTCTGATGGCAGAGGCCATTCGGCCACCCATGATTCCAGTGCCAGCCGCTGTTCCCGCAGCCGCTGCACCTGTAGCCGCTCCTGGAGCAACAGGAACATAAGGATATATGCTTTGAATATCATCAGCTTTATCTGCCGTCTTTGCAGCTTTTGCAGTTTGAGAAGCCCTTCTTGCGGCCATCAGGCCTTTAGCTGTAATACCAAGCAGTCCAGCCCCTCCTATTGGAATGGTTAAGGCTGCTAAAGTGCTTCTAACAGGAGCGTCGGTATCAAACAAAATACCGCCTGGGCCAAACAGTTTTTCAATAAGCTCTTCTTCGGTGCCTGTTGCAACAATCTCATCGTCATCTTGAGCAGCTTGTGACCTGCCGCCAGTGATCCCACCAGTAACAAGGTCACCTTCCGCATACCCACGAATTGGCGCAATGCCCGCCATGATGCCACCACCCTCACGCATCTGTGGTGTTTGAAACATTGGCCTGTTCATGATTTCGTTGTACATCATGCCACCTTGACTCATCGCGTTTGCTTCTGACAGCGCAATTGCTATCGCTTGCTTTGGATTTGTTACCTTTT